GCGTCTCTAAGTTGTCTGGTATCCCAAAGAACAGAAAGAACCTGATTATTATCGAATAAAGAAGATTCTTCTGTACTTAACAATATGATATTACTATCAGCTCGTCTTATAAAAACAAAACCGTCTTCAGTACTAAGATAATGATTACTTCCTATTCTATTATTTCCACCGCTAAGCAGCATATCACCATAAAAACTCTTATTTCCATTGATATTTTGATTTCCAGTAGTGAAAACAATATTACTATTTGCAGAATTTATGTAACCACTAAGATTGTTTATTCTGGTATTTAAAATCGAACCAGTAGAACCTAAATTAATTGCTGAAGCAGACCATCCGCTAAGTGAGTTAATTTTACTATCTAGAGTGCTTCCAGTTGAAGCGAGATTTAAAGCTGAAGCTGACCAACCACTTAAGCTATTTATTTTATTATCTAATCTACTACCTGTATTGAAAGTTTGACCGCTAAAAATAATATCTTGACTATTAACGTATCCGCTAAGTGAATTAATCTTACTATCTAATATAGATCCTGTAGACGCTAGACTTATTGGTAATGTTCCAAATATACCAGTTATCCCTGTAACATACCCGCTTAAAGAATTAATTTTATTATCAAGAATTGAACCAGTTGAAGCTGCTTGACCACTAAATATAATGTCCTGAGAATTAATATAACCGCTTAAAACGTTGATTTTATTGTCTAGTCTGCTGCCCGTATTGAAAGTTTGTCCACTAAATATAGTATCTTGAGAATTTACATAGCCACTCAGTGAATTTATTTTATTGTCTAAGATCGAACCTGTAGCAAATAATTGGGAATCACTTGCAAAGTTAGCATCTAAGTTTCCAGTATATCCCGTAAATAGACCACTTAATGAAAGTATACTATTGTATAAACTAGAACCTGTAGAAGCTATCTGGCCGCTAAAGATAATATCTTGTGAGTTGACATAACCGCTAAGTGAATTGATCTTATTATCTAGCCTGCTTCCAGTGTTGAAAGCTTGACCGCTGAATATTAAGTCTTGAGAGTTTACGTAACCACTAAGAGAATTAATTTTGTTGTCTAAAATTGAACCTGTTGATGCTAGGCTTATTGGTAATGTTCCAAACGTGCCTGTGATTCCTGTGACGTAACCGCTGAGTGAATTAATTTTGTTGTCTAAAGTCGAACCTGTGACAAATAAATTGCTAGTTGTAGCAAAAGGTCCTATTCCTGTAAAGACTTGATTACCACTTATAAAAATATTTCCACTAACAAGTAAATTTCCTCCTACATATAATTTAGTTGTGCCAGTATTTGGAACTGCGCCTAATCCTAAAGAATTTCCACTTAATACAAAATCATTTCTATTAAAAGCTCCCATGACAACAGTATTGTCATCAAAAGCTTCTATGATTGGAAGTCCAGCTATATCATTCACGCTAAAAAGAGATCCAGAAAGATTATCTGTTACAGAAAATAAACGACCATTTGTTCCATCTATTGTGAATCTGTCTACTCCAGAAGATGGATTCGTATTATAACTTAATAAATTAATTGCCCCGAAATTATCATAAGTCATTCTAAGACCACTTAAATTAGTATCAAAAACAGAGCTTCCAGCTATGCCAGTGTTGAATTCAAGTATTCCAGAGTTTGGGTTAATTAATATGTTAGGCATATAGATAAATTACACTTATGTTAATAAAAACCTTCCTTTTAAAACTTTATAGTTTTGAAGGATTTCATTTGCAGATAATGCGCGATTGTATATTTTTGCTTGCGATATTCTACCGCTAAAAGGTTCTGGCCCGTTACCGTAAGATCCTATAATTATTTTTTCTAAACTAGTTCCTAAAGCTCCACCAAGAGAAATTGAAGAGATGAGGGTCCCATTCAAATATAATGATATATTTCCATTAGATACTACTGCAAGAGTTGCATTATACCATCTATTTAAACTTATTATAGATGATGTGCTAATATTGTTTAAATTCCAACTAGATCCATTTGAACTTGAGAGTGTTTCAAGAGTACCATTATTTATTCTATATTTACAAATTAATTCTTTTGCTATTAATGTTCTAATACCAGTTATATTGTTAGGATTAAACCATAAATCATATGTTAGATTAGTAATATTATCAAAATTGGAAGTTGGACAATAGACGTTATCATCTGTTCCATCAAGAACTATACAGCCACCATTGTTATTTGAAAATGTTGGTCCATTCCTTAAAGTACAATCGTTATTTTGTCCACTTAAATCTCTATAAATACTTCCACTTCCAGAATAGCTTTGTTTGTCTGCTGCATCAAGGCAAAGAACTAAACCATTTCTAACTAAAACTGGTCCACCAGCGCAACTCATAATTTAAATCTTCCTTTTAGGGCATTATAGTTTTGTAAAACTTCTGCTTGAGTTAAAACACGATTATAAGCTGTTATATGAGAAAGAGCAACATTAACTGCCTCACTATTATTAAATCTGGAAAAAAAACTTATTGTACAGTTGTAGTTTGCATTGTTTACTATTGTGACATTTCTCCACCTATTCACAGATAACAATCCAGAAGAAGCCCCTATTAAATTATTGAGCACCTTGCCTGTAGATATGTCAATGCCATTTTCATAGACTGTTGATGCGTCCCATCCTCCTGCCCCTGGTCCAAACCCTCCTTGCCAAATATACCCACTGCTCATACCATTTCTTGCATCCAGAAGATAAGCTGAACTCCATCCATCATTTCTTCTATTGTACCATATACTAATGGTTCTTAAATTTATAGTATTACTCTGTACAAGATTAGATACTGGACTACTAGTACTTGTAAAAAGAAGACTTGTTGCTCCTTCTATATTTGTTAAAGAATATGTTCCATTTAATGTGCCATTTTTATTATTACCAGATATATCGCGAATTATGCTTCCACCAGTATATGATTTAGAATTAATTGGATCAAAACAAAATTCTAATCCATTTGTTACTATTTTAGGAGAATGATGAAAGCTCATAAATTAAATCTTCCTTTTAAAGCTTTGTAGTTTTGAAGAATTTCATCCTTGGTTAGTTGTCTCTGATACATTCCTGCGTAAGCAATTCTTACAAGAGAATTTTCTCCAAAAGAATTATTTGCTCCAAATACAATTCTATTTACATTTGAATTATTAAAAACTGTTCCCATGACTCTGTCATTTTCTTCTATTGAATTTACATAATATTTTACTCTTCCAGAAGCTTTCCAAGATACATTAATAATTTTATAATCATCATTTATAGACTGTAAAGAAGACGTAGGATAAAAGTCTCCAAAACCACCAGAAGATGAATTATACCAAAGGCCAAATCTTGTTTGATCACAAGATGCCAGACAGTAATAAAATTGATAATCATTAGATACGGTTGAATCTCCCATCGCCATTAATCTAGAACAACTACCAAAATTAGTATTACTTATACTAGCCATAATTATTTGTAGCGTACATTCAGAAGCAATTTGATGTTTTAATAATCCATTATACCAAATATAATCATTTGATTCATTTAATGAAAAGCAAGGAATTCCTTTATGTAATCCAAAAGTAGGACTATTCACTATTGTGAAATCATAATTATTGCATAAATCGCGCCAAATTGTTCCAGTTCCAGAATAACTTTTCCTATTAGCTGCATCTAAGCACATTACTAATCCATCAGTAACTATTTTAGGATTATATCCTACTCCCATATTAAAACTCCACAGTTAATTTTGGAATATCTTTTCGTTCTCCATATACTGTATAAAAATAATAGTTTCCATTATTACCATTTGTGATTATTCTTGTATTATTATAATCAACAACATAAATATTAGAGTATACATTAATTGGAGTGAGATTAACTGAAATGCTATTTTCATTAACTAAAGCTGACCAGTAATTTGGAAGGTTTATTATATTTTCATTAGTCTTTCCTCTTAGGAATACTCCATGTTCTGGACCTTCTAAACTAGCATATTGAAGTTTTTTATTGTTATCTAAAGGATGATCAATCAAGAATGATTTAGATGTTGCTGCGAAGTGTCCAATTACTGTTGTTGTTCCAGAGAAAGTTTTTTGTCCTAATACTGTTTGATTACCAGTAGTATAGACCACATTATTGTTGAAAAATCCGCTAATTAAATTAATTTTATTATCAAGATTTGATCCAGTAGAAGCTATCTGCCCACTAAAGAGAATGTCTTGAGCATTTACATATCCACTCAAAGAGTTGATCTTGTTATCTAACCTGCTGCCAGTATTGAATATTTGCCCACTAAATAATGTATCTTGAGAATTTACGTAACCACTTAAGCTATTAATCTTATTATCTAAAACAGAACCAGTATTAAATAATTGAATATCGGTTGCAAAGTTAGTATCTAAAGAGCCAGTATATCCTGTGAATAAACCGCTTAAGGCTATAATGCTATTGTATAAACTCGACCCACTAGAAGCAATCTGTCCACTAAAGATAATGTCTTGACTATTAACGTATCCACTCAAAGAGTTTATTTTATTGTCTAGTCTACTTCCAGTATTAAATGTTTGACCGCTGAATATATTATCCTGAGAATTAACATAGCCACTAAGTGAATTAATTTTGTTATCAAGAGTTGAACCAGTAGCGTATAAATTTGCTGGCAACGTTCCAAATATACCTGTAATTCCAGTAACATAACCACTGAGCGCATTAATCTTATTATCAAGTCTACTGCCTGTATTAAATGTTTGACCACTAAAGATTATGTCTTGAGAATTAACATGCCCGCTTAATGAATTTATCTTGGTATCTAATATGCCACCTGTGTTAAAAATTTGTCCGCTGAATACATTGTCTTGAAAGTTGATGTAACCACTAAGGGAATTGATTTTATTATTAAGAGTAGAACCTGTAGAAAACAAATTAGAAACTGTAGCGTAAGAGGTTAAATCTACTCCTGTTATTAATTTATTACCACTAACAATTGGAAATACATCAAAAGTTTTAATTCCGCTGATAATCTGGTTAGTAGTATTATAAACTAAATTATTTGCATATACATTTTTAGATCCATATATATTTTCATATACATATACATTTGTATTAGATATTCTTAAATCTTCGCCACCTCCATCAATTTGAAAGTAAGTATTTCCAAAACCAAAGCCATGTGAGCGCCCAAGACTAAGTGTATCGTATTCTGAACTTATAGTTAAATATGATTCAGTTACACCAGCTCCTCCTCCTCCATTTATATATAAATTACTTACCTCTCCATCATTTGAAATGTTTCCAGAAATAAAACCAGCCGTACTACTTTGATTTCCAAAAAGTAATTGATTTGCAAAAGTTTTATTTCCACCTATGATTTGATCGCCAGTTGTATAAACAACATTTGATATAGTTTGAGATGTTGGAATAATTCCTGTTAATACTGGATTTCCACTGATGTATATTGCGTTGTATACATTAATTGAAGAGTTGCCAGTTATTACTATATCTATTCCTGATAAGAATAATTTATCAATATTTGAAACTTTAACATTATTGAAATTTCCAGTACCAGATACAGCTATGTTATTGATGAATGTTTTATTACCAGAGATAATTTGATCGCCAGTAGTATAAACAATGGTACTTGGTAAAGTTATAGATTTACTATCTACATAACCGCTAAGTGAATTGATCTTGTTGTCTAATCTGCTTCCTGTGTTGGATGTCTGACCACTAAATATGATATTTTGGGAATTGACATATCCACTTAAAGAATTGATTTTTGCATCCAAAGTAGCACCAGTAGAATATAAATTTGCTGGTAATGTACCAAATGTTCCAGTGATTCCTGTAACATATCCACTTAGAGCGTTGATTTTATTATCTAATATGCTTCCAGTATTGAATATTTGCCCACTGAAAACAATGTCTTGAGAATTTATATAACCACTAAGAGAATTGATTTTGTTATCTAGTCTACTACCAGTGTTGAAAGTTTGACCGCTAAAAATAATATCTTGTGAATTGACGTACCCACTCAAAGAGTTGATCTTATTGTCTAAAGTTGATCCCGTGGTAAATAATTGTGCATCAGTTGCAAAATTAGCATCTAAATTTCCAGTATAAGATGTAAATGCTCCACTTAAACTATTAATTTTATTGTCTAAAATAGAACCCGTAGAAAACAAATTAGCAACTGTAGCGTAAGAACTAAGATTTACTCCAGTTAATACTTGATTACCAGAAATAGTTATAGCAATATTAGATGCTATTACAGAAGATAATGCTGGGGAACCAAATGAATTTCCTTTAATTTCTATCAAATCTTCTAAAGGAAAAGAGGGTGTTGGGGTAGCTGCTTGAGACAATGCTACTGCAATTTTTGGATAACCATTATAAGTTCCATATATAGCGGCTGAATTAATTCCTCCAAGAGATTGAAAATTAATAGCTCTTGTTTGAGCAAAATTAATTGGAGATCCATTAGCAGAATTAGGAAAAATTATTCCACTATTAAAAGTTTTTATGCCATTTATTGTTTGATTACCAGAAGTTAATACAGAAATTCCACTTAACGAATTGATCTTATTATCTAAAATAGAACCCGTAGTAAATAATTGTGCGTCTGTTGCGAAGTTAGCGTCTAGAGTTCCAGTGTACCCTGTAAATAAACCGCTTAAGGAAATAATGCTGTTATATAAATTAGAACCAGTAGAAGCTATTTGACCGCTAAAAATGATGTCTTTACTATCAACATATCCACTTAGACTATTAATCTTGTTATCTAATCTACTACCCGTACTGAAAGTTTGTCCACTAAAAATAATATCTTGTGAGTTAACATAACCGCTCAACGAATTAATTTTAGAATCTAATATGCTACCCGTATTAAATATTTGGCCACTAAAAATATTGTCTTGTGAATTAACGTAGCCGCTTAAAGAGTTAATTTTATTATCTAGACTTGATCCAGTAGTGAATAATTGTGCATCAGTTGCGAAATTAGCATCTAGAGATCCTGTATATCCTGTGAATAGACCGCTTAAAGAAACGATGCTGTTGTATAGCGCAGATCCAGTAGCAAAAAGATTTGCCGAGGATGCTGACCAGCCACTTAAAGAATTAATTTTATTGTCTAGTCTGCTGCCCGTGTTAAATGTTTGACCGCTGAATATAATATCCTGAGAATTAATATATCCACTCAGCGAATTAATTTTATTATTTAATATAGATCCACTTAAATTAAGATTTATTATAGAAGCGAATCCCATTAAATTATCCATTGATATATAATTTGGGATAGTAGTTCCATCAAATATTTGATTAATGTAATATCCTTTATTAAATATAGTTCCCGCTGCAACAGCTTCAATTAAAGTAAAACCTGGTGGACCAGGAATTACGCGGTTAATATTTAAGTTAGTATTGCTAGGTGTAGTTAAAGATAAATAAAATTTATCGCCAGTCTGACCAACAGAAGGAAGAGTTAAATTATAATTCGTTGTTGCTCCATCAAATGAAATAGAGTAACGAACATTTCTTCCTTCAGGTAATGAATTCATAATAAATCCATTAAGAATAAAGGATCGGTCTTCAATAATATGATTTTCTTTAGAAAAATCTAAACTAGATCCAGTAGAACTTATCTGCCCACTAAAGATATTATCTTGAGAATTTACGTATCCGCTCAAACTATTAATCTTAGCGTCTAAAGTCGATCCAGTATTAAATAATTGAAGATCAGTTGCGAATGTAGCATCTAAACTTCCAGTATAAGTTGTAAATAAACCGCTTAGAGAATTTATCTTATCGTTAAGATTGCTACCAGTTAGCGATATTTGCCCACTGAATAAAATATCTTGAGAATTAATGTAACCACTGATAGAATTTATTTTATTATCTAATCTACTACCAGTGTTGAATATCTGACCGCTAAATATATTGTCTTGTGAATTTACGTATCCACTGAGAGAATTGATTTTATTGTCCAAAGTCGAGCCAGTATTAAATAATTGAGCATCTGTCGCAAATGTTGTATCTAAAGATCCAGTATAAGACGTAAATAATCCACTTAACGAATTTATCTTGTTATCAAGTCTACTTCCACTTAATGCTATTTGACCACTAAAGATAACATCTTGAAAGTTTACATATCCACTTAAACTATTGATCTTATTATTTAAAGTAGAACCAGTTATAAATAAATTAGCACTTGTAGCATACGAACTTAAATCTATTCCAGTAAGAACTGGATTTCCATTTACAAAGAGTCCACTAGTAAAATTACCACTTCCATATATTGTGAAAGTATTACCAGAAATAACTAAAAAATCCCCTTGTGCCGAGTCGCCAAATACTGTATCTTGTATAAAAGTTTTAGTTCCAGAGATGGTTTGATTGCCAGTGGTATAAACTATTGTAGATGGAAGACTAGTTGCTTCACCACTTAATAAAACTCCAGTACCATTTACAGTTGGGCGAATATAGAAATTTTTAGATCCATCTATATTTTGATTGCCAGTATTGTAAACTAAATTTGGCCCAGAAACTTCATAGGCAAACTTTCCAGTGTTGGCTACTAATGTTTTAGCTTTAAAAATCTGTGCCATTTTTCTTTTTATTCCTTTTGTTGGTTTTTAGGCCAAACTGTCGCTTTTTAAGGCGAACTAAAGAGTAAAAGAATTATTAATTCTATTATTCTAGTGAATATTACACTAGTTAATTATTGTGTGGAAGCAAAAGTATGGATTTTTGCTCCAGCTTCTAAAATATTATCAGAAAGTAATCCTGTATATCCAGCTGTGCCAATTGATTTTGTTGATAAGTTATACATTACATCTCCAGGAACTTCAAGAGTTGCTAATACTTTTGGTGTAGATCCGAAAGCTACTGGGAAATTAATTTGATATGCATCTAATCCAACATTTAATGTTGTAGAAAATACTTGTTGACTAGTTTTTGCAACATATGTTGCATTTGCATAGCCACTTAAGCTATCTATTTTATTATCTAAAATGCTGCCAGTATTTACGATTCGTTGGCTTAGTAAACTGTCTTGAGTATTAACATAGCCACTTAAGGAGTTGATTTTATTATCTAAAAGACTACCAGTAGCTGTAAGTTGTCCACTTATAATTCCAATAGACGCAGTACTTGAACCAGTAAATGTAGTAAATAAGTTATATAGATTACTACCAGTTAGTGCTAAATTGCTAGAAACTTGATTTGATAGAGCTTGAAAATATCCACTATTGCCTACTACTTTAATTTCACCAAGTGAAGAATTTACATCTATAGTAATTCCATCTCCACCTGTTATATAAAGATTACCTGTTAAATTATTTACGCTATTTACGTCAGCATTCGCTACATCAATTAAACTTTTTAAATAACCACTAATTCCAGTAAGTTCACTATAGTAAGCTAAACCACTATTTCCGAATCCAAGTCTTAGTGTTGAGCTGTTATCCCAAGCTGCACTTTGAACTGGAGTTAAATTATATCCACTAAGCCTAAGATGTTTGAATGCACTAATCATATATATTTATTTCCTTTCACATTATTACACATATTTTTTACTTTTTAACTTGAATATTTAAAAAATACCCATTATTTAGTAAATTATCACTAAAATTTATATAGAATCCAGAATTATTTATTGAACCAATATTAAAATAATAGGCCATATCATCTATTGTGTTCTGAAAGGTGCAAACTACTGATTTTGGCGTAGTACTTAATGATTGTGGATATTGAATATAGTAGTTATCTGATCCAGCCGTAAGATTAGCCTTATAACCCAATATATTTTCACGCTCAAAATATCCGCTTAATGGAGAAGCATCAATTTTAATTGATTTATAAGGGTTTAAATCTGTATTTGTTAGTATTGAAATTCCAGTACCAGCAACAAATCTTAAAGTTTCTATTCCAGTAGGAATTAAATCTGCTTGTCCACTTACATTTATTATTTTAAAAAGATCAGCAGCGCCAGTGCCAGCTGGACCAGCTGGACCTTGAGGACCTTGGGCTCCAGGAATATACACATTAGCATTCGCAGGAAAACTTGGAGAAGTTACATCCGTTGTGATTGCGTTTGGCAAGATTACATCTACGATTACATCTCCCATAAAATTAAAAAGATGTTACTTCTGGGCTTACAACAAATTTTCCTCTGATTAGTTTTATAGAATTACCAGTTGGTATTCCATAAGGAAATCTTTCTATATCATAAACAAAAACTCCAACAGGAATAGCTGCCATTGTATAAGAATCAACATTTATATTTACTATACCAGATGGATAAGATGATCCATTATTTCCAGATACAATAAATGGATTTAAATTTAATAAAACTTGTTCATTTCCTGTGTATCCGTAAGCATATCTTACAACACCTCTAACATCGTATCCACTTAAATTTATTGGTGTATTATCTGTATTTCTTACTCTTAAGGAAAGTTGTATGTTGTCACCTTGTATAGTTTCTATATTATATGAAGTAGCCATATAATAAATTACACGAACAATTAAAAATTAATTAAAAAGAATTAATAAAAGAATGGAACATACATTGTTCCAAATGAAGCTGTACTAACTGACATATATCCTGATCTAGTACCCATTACAAGGTTAACTCCAAAATCAACACTTGTTCCAGTATATAAAAGACCACCATCCATAAATCCAGTAGCATACCATCCACTTTGGGGTGTTACATTAAATGGAGTAATATCATTTTTATAGTAAACTCCAGAGGTTGAGCTATCAACAACTAGCCATGCTGGAGAGAATTGTGATACAGTATGGTTACCATATATAACATTAAATCCACTAACTCCAACATAAGAGGTTGTGCTAAATATATTAAATTTATTTAAAAATAAAGTAGAAGTTGCCGTAAACTCTTGAGCGGGAGATACTAAACTAGTAGATGCTCCAGAATCATAATTAAAACCTGATATAAATATTCTATTAGCTAATTTATCATAATATGGATCTTGAAATGTATTAGTTGTAAACATTGGTCCATTTTGATTTAATGAATTTGCTATGGTATCGAATTCGCTTTGAATTATAATATTTTCACCATTAATCTTTGGTCTATTTATAGAATCAAGTCTTATTTCAGATGGATTAATTTCTATTTTGTTATCAACTGTTGCTAAAGAAATTGTTGCGGTTTTATTTGCTCCTGTTGGAGTATAATTAATTCCAATAAATATAGAATTATAATCTCCAGATCTTACTTCATTATTATTTCCAATAACATAATTTTCAAAACCAGAAATAGAATTATTTTCTCCAAATGCATATGAATTACTACTTTTTTCTAGATAATTATTTGATCCAAATATATAAGAAGTTGAATTATTTAATACTTGATTACTATCTCCAAAAATATAAGAAAATTCATTTAAACTTGTTTGATTGTTATTTCCAACTATGAAATTAAAACTTCCACCAAACATTTCACCGCTAGTAGTTCCAGTATAACCACCAAGCATTTGATAACCAGTAATTCCAGTGAAAAGTGTTGGTCCTGCTCCAGTAATACCAGTAAGCGCGACTCTGTAAAGTTGATCTATTATTGATCGATTTAATTGGTTATTATTTCCTAATAAAGTATTACCATCTGTTCCACTTAAATTATTTTCGTTGCCAAAAATAGAATCTTGAGCTGTATCTTGATTGAATATATTATTTGAACCATAAATATTCTCACCGATTCCATTAGCAGTATTTAAATTACCAAAAATAATATTTTGCAATCCAGTTGAACTATTAGATATACCAAAAATTGTATTTTGACTTGTATTATTTAAAACATTTAAATTTCCAAAAATATTATCTTGTGTTGCATTTGTTAGGGTGTTATCAATACCAAATAAATTTATATCAACAGCATTATTATAAGAATTGCCTTCTCCAAAATTATTTAAATTAGACGTATTTATTACAGTATTTGCGTCACAAAATAAATTTAAATAAGATGAACCTGAGATTTCATTGCTTTGTCCAAAAATAGAACTATTAGTTAATTCATTTAAAACATTACTATTTCCAAACACGATAACCTCTGAACCACTTTTTATATTATTAGATTTGCCAATAAAATATACAAAACTTCCAGTTCTAAGAATATTATCTTGACCAACAATACATGATGAATCTGATCCAGAATTAAAATTTGCTGCGCCAATATTAAAAGAAGTTAAGGAATCTACTTGATTATTAAAATAACCAAAATTATAACTATTGATGCTATTTGCTGCAACATTAAAATAACCAATATTAAATCCTCCTAAATAACCAGTTTTAACAAAATCTATTTTATCGAAAAAACTATTATTAAATAATCCAATATTTTGTTGAAATACACCACTTCCAGTAAGATTATTTACTCCAATATTTATTGGCATCATTTCCAAACCATTAACTTTAAGTGGTCTAGAAAATGCAAAACCACTAAAATTCGCAGTTCGGCTAGAAGCAAAACCACTTGGAGATAGATAAAAACTAAGTGCTCCTAAACTCGATGGTAGCTCTACATATTTATTTAACTCTGCATTGTAGGCTTGAAGATATAGATTTCCAGTAGGAGTACTCATTTAATAAAAATTACACTTTTATTTTTACTAAATAAAAGTTTTCTTATTAATATCACTTACCTTCTGATAGAATATCTTTTGCTTTTTTATTTAAACTAACAGTGCTTTCTTTTGATTTTGGAATATTAAAAAGTGAAACATGTTTTCTAAATTCTGCAATTAATCTTTTTGTAAGTGTTTCGCGATTATCAATAGGCACTAAACCGATTTTATTAGCATGAGATTGCAGGTCACTCTTGTTCATGTCGTTAAGAAAATTGACATATTCCTTCTCATTAGTGCTTTGATATCTTGAATTGACATTATCACCCCAAATTTGATCTAGTGTTTTATATTGAATATTTTCAATCTTTCCGTGGGTTTGACTCATATTTTCTAAATTTACTTTTTTTCTGCTCATAATATCTCCTTACTATATTATAAATCTAATAGCACCAATTTCTAATGTTTTATTCAAAAAAAGACCCAGTAGGGATAAACCTACTGGGCCTTTAATTTTTATCTAATTATTAATTAGACAATTAGTCCAGCGACTACACGACCGTCGATACAAACGCGACCCTCTTCGAGAGAACCGTAGAAACCAGTTTTCTCAGAGCGAGCAACGAATTGATCATCTGGAAGAACGGTGAATGTTCCACCGCTTTCAGATTGACGAGCGATTGGGCGGATAAAGCCTTCTCTGCTTAGGTCGAGACCAACTACGAGTTCTTTTGTAACACTATCAAAAGTTTGTGAACCTTTGAATGCATCAAATAGAGCGCTGTATTTTTGGCCTACGCCTAGTTCAACGAGTTCATGGAGGGTTACGCCATAAAGCTCTTGAGCGCCAGCACCACGATAGATTTCTTCACGAACACCATCAGGAAGATTTGTTCCTGCTGTGCCAGTTGTGGTGAATGGTTGATAAGCGAATGCACGGATATCAGCTTTGATTTCTGGACTAATAAATAAATCTGTTAGTCCGTATGAATCAGTGGTTGTACCACCAGCATAAGAGGTATTAATTCTTTTTACTAGCGTCATTAGATTGTTTAGATCATTTAATGCAAATGAACCAGCTGTTGAAGCGTTGATGATTTGACCACCAGAAACTCCGTTGTTTGTGCCAACGGCTGGAGTACGAGCTTCTGCAAGGGCTTTTAATACTACTGCCCAAGCATTACGTTCTTGTTTTACAAGAACTTCATTGCTCATTCTCTCTACTGCTTTGCTGACTACATCAATACGGCCAGTACGAGCATAGCGCTTTAAGAAGCTGACTGCTGCATCGAGGCGGTATGTTGAAATTTTCAACTCACTGAAGCCTTCTACTGCTGAAGAAGGAAGTCCGCCTGCTACATTTTGACTCCAAACTGTAACATAATCTTGACTTTGGTCGAACCATAGATCAAGAGGAAGACTAGGATTATCATCTGCATCATAGGGTGCATCAGTGTAGATTGCACTGGCTGTGCCAGCTTGCATTAGAACCTTACTTACGACTGGTCCAATGAAAGCAGCAAAAGCTTCTGAAGCTTCGCGAGCTACTGTAACATCTCTGCTACCCATAGCTTTTACAAGCTCAACTTGCTCTGGTGTATTTTTTAATTTGATTTTCATTTTTTATAATTCTCCTTAAATTAGAAGTTGAGTTTGAGTAGAGCAACACCATTTACTGGTTTGCTAAGTAGACTGCCGACTTTATTGCTTGGTGTTGTACCATTAGCAGTACTGTCAACTGTACTTAGTTCACCTGCATTTAGGTTACTTAGATAAACTCCTGCGCCAACAGCGGCTGTGTTAGCAATTTCTGTTCCACTATAGACTACAACGCCTCTAGTTAGAACTGGAACACCTTGTCCACTGACGACTACTCCCTTTTCAGCAGCTTTGCGTGGGAAGTGAACGAGCTTTTGGCCGTTTTCGTCTAGTTCTTGGGTGGTTACTAATGTGATTCCGAGAGCCGCTACGCCTGATGTTGCAGCTGTTACTTTTGCTGTTAAAGCATAGCGATCAGAAACTACATTTGTAAATCCTGCGCCTACTGCACCAGCTAGATCAACTGGGATTGCACCTAGAAATCCTGTTCCACCTGGAGTTGTAGAGGCTACGATTGGTTGAAAACCGTTTCCGATAACTTTAACTACTGTACCTGCAGTGGCAATAACGCCATTAGCGTCTTGAGCTCCACTGTAAGCAAATAGGTTGACTACATCATGTTCGCTGTAATCTCTGAATGGTCTTAATGTATGTGCCATAGTATTTTTCTCCTTATTTGTTTATTTAATATCAAATCCTTCAAGACCGAAAGCTTTGCTATATTTTTCACGTAGCGAAGGCTCAACGGTTGTTGTTGAATTTGGAATTGAATTTGTTTCGATATTTGAATTATCGAGAACTTCGTCTACAACTTCGGTTGCAGATTGTTCAGAAGCTGTTGAAGCTTTAACTTCTTCGGTTACTTGAGTAACTTCAGAGGCTTTAGCTTTTTTCATTTCTTCTTCTTTTGCTTTTTTAGCCATTTTACTTTTTTCTTTCATAAGAACGGCCATCTTATTTTTGTAAGCAGCAAAAGTTTCATCATTCAAATCTTTTACGTCAGTAGCTAGAACTTGACGATCTTCATCTGTTAGATCATATTCTTCGTCAAGAGAAGCCATTCTTATGTTAAATGCTTCTTCTTTAATTTTAGCAGCTTTTTCTTCCTCTAATTGAGCAAGAATAGCTTTGAGTTTTTCTAGCTCTTCTTTTACTTTTCCACTCTCTGTTGAAAGTGATTCGTATTTTTCTTGAGCGGCTTTAATAGCGTTATCTTTTTCAGTTCTTTCGGCTACGAAAGTTTCTGAGGCTTTCTTTAGCTCGTCTTGAATGAAATCGGCTACGCTAGAAGCAGTTACTTGCTTCAAAAGCTCGTCTGTTATTTGGTTGATATTTTCTATTTTCATAATTATTCTGTTTATAACTCCTTCTTCATTTACAGTATTTTCTTCATCTTGTGAAATTTTATTTTCATAAGATACTTCTGAAGAGTCTGACATTTGGTCATTTTCTTCTGTTTTGGATAATTCAATATCCATTTGATTTTCGTCTTTGACGGCTACTCCTTGAACATCAGCAGCAGGATTGGCTGTTAAACCTATTCCTAATGGAATAACATTTCCTAATACTTGACGATAAATAGATGTATTTTTATCTACTCTACCAGAGCCACCAAAAGCTTTTAAATTTTTCTTTAATTTCTCTTTTTCTTTTTCATTAGATACAAATGTGCCATCTTCTAGATTTTTATTATTGCCATTTAATAGAACTAAATCATATTCATTAAATCCAAGCTCCCAGCTAGCGCTAACATTCATGTAATTTTCGCTAGAAGGATCATTGCTTTCTTCGATAAGATTAGATAATTGAGGATTAATAATTTTCCAGATTACTCCACCTAGAGTAATATAATAAGGTTCTTTCATCTTTTTGGCTTCATCTTCTGTGATAACTTTATTATCGCCGAACTTACTAAAACTAGCCGTTAATATGCAACCAACAACTTTTGTTCTATCATGTTCAACATTAATTGGTTTATTAACGAAATTTTTAAGCATTTCTACTGCTGTAGAAGAGTCTACTACATCACCATTTTTATTAACTCTATTAACTACGCAAGCATCAAAAGCAATAGGAAGAAGATCAATATTCTTGTCTGTGTCAATATTTGGTACAAATTTCTTTAAACTATCAATAGAAGCTAATGAAAGATATTTATCTTTCTCTTCACTAACTAGTGGTTTAACTTGTAAATTTGCAAATGTGGTTGTAAATTCAAAATTCATATTTTTATATGTTATTGCCTAATCCGTAAATAGTTACACCATCGTCTTCATCTTCTAGATATAATTCTTCTGCACTGTTAAAATCAAAATCATTTAAATCAAAATTTTTAATATCTTCTTGTGCTTGGGCAAAATCTTCATCATCTGGTTCAAAATTAGCTTCAATTATATAATTATTAGATGAACCACGAGCAATATCACTATCAGCTTTTCTATAAGAATCTTTTACTTTACCACCACTTACCATTTTTAAAAACATATTTACGCGTGCCATAGCCCAACCACCTCTAGTCATTCCTGGTCTGTGAGAAGAAGAAAATGCTCCTGCACCACGACGATATACTTTTTTTAATTGACCAAGAGTTACTTTTTTCTTATTTTTACTATTGTGTTCTTTAACTTTATTTTTAAGAGCTTCAATTACTTTTTTAGAAAATTCAATAGCTTTATCGCTTTTTGTGCCTGCACTTCCAGGTTTATTACGAGAAGAACCTTTTTTTCTTTCTGAAGGTTTTGATGGTGTTTGAGCTGCGGATTTTCGACCAGATCTTTTAGCTTTAATCAAATCAAAGCCGTATTGTTCAGAATTGTAATTCATATTCTTATATATAATATACACCTAAACGTTATATTTTTAATTAATTTTAATTATTTTTTGTATAATTCTTTGGTTACATCATCTGCAGAACCCATAGTGGGAGTTTCTGGATATTTAGTTGGTAATTCTCTGCTTTCATAATTCGGCTCAGAACAGCTAATTAATAAAAATAAAGGTAGTATCAATATTAATTTTTTCATAATAGTTATTACACATTTAATGATTCTTCTATTAATTTAGCTTCTGCGTCTCGCCTTCTACTCATGCCCTTTTCTATGCTTCCACCAATCCATATTCTTTTCATATTTCTTATTTGATTAGCAATAAATGATAAAGCTTTTTGATCATAGTTCGATACTAATTTCATACCATCTCTTATTAATTTCATTTCGCGGCGACGATCACCTTCTAAAGCTGCTCCTCTATTAAATACAAGACTAACCAATCCACCTTTTGCATCTTCTGGAAGATTATCAAAATTTGGAAATGTATTACGAGTTAAGTTATAAAATTTAGTTACAGTTTTATTATTAAATACTTTTAGCGCAAGTTCCCAAGGAATAGTTATATCTTTTAATCCTCTTATAAGATTTTTTGTATTATATCCTTTAATACCAACTACTTTATATAATCTATCAAAAGTTTCTTTAGGAAGATCTTTCCAATCTTCACTAAATTCTGTTTTATTTACATAACCCAAATCGTAACCAACGCCAATAGTTACTCCACTTTGCTCTCCTGGCCATGCTGGATTTTTTAAAAATTTATTGTAATAATTTTCTCCACCACCAACTTCAAATTCTAAAACAAGATCAAGAGATTTTTTTGAAAGCATTTTTATATTTTACCATTCAGCCATGGAAACTCTTATCCAGTTATTATCTCCTGCACCATAATAAATATAATCACCATCTGAAGCTAATTGTCCACTTGAACCTGGAGATGATATAGTTGAAGGATAATATGTACTATAATCATATAAATTTAAAAGACCAGTTTGTGATGCTACTTCATACGGAAGATAAGTTGATAGGTATCCTAGTCCTTGATTTTGTTTAGAAATTAAAAGTGTATTATTTTTTGCCTGATTATAGGAAAAAGAAATTTCGCCCATTTTATATTACCATTCAGCTAGAGCTGTTCTAACCCATAGATTGGTAGCTTTACAAAAATAAAGATAATTACTATCTGCGGTAATTTGCCCCGCTGTTCCTGGAGATGTTGAAGTTGCTGGAACATAAGATGTATCCATTACAAATCCTCCATCATATCCAGGGCCAGCATCTGTGATAAAATCTGCTAAAGATGCTATAAAATCTGCTGGAAATTCTTCTGTTTTCATTGTATATTAGATTACACAATTTTAAGAGTTTATTATAATAATTTCGCCACCACCAATTTCAAATGCAAGAACAAGATCTAAAGATTTTTTATTTAACATAATTAATCATATCTATACATTTCTGCGCCCCATAAAGCAAACCTTACTCCTGCGGTAATATCTGCACAAAAAACGCAGTTATATAACTATTCATGCTAGGACCAGTAGTAAATGTTATAGTAAACTTTTGCCATGTAGAAGTTAAGTTTCCAAGCGCTTCTATAACTACTCTGTCGCCACCTCCGTCTTTTGTTACGTTTACTATTTGACCATCAGTAGCCACTCCAAGAGTTGATTTTGCCCAAATAGAAAATTCATATTTAGTATATGGTCTCCAGTATTCAAGAAATCCTTGAGATACAAAAGAGTTACCTGTGTCCAAAGATTCATATTCTACTGCTGTATTAGAACCATCTGGAGCTGTAGTTTTTCCAATTCTAGAAGTACTGCTTGCTAGATACCATCCAGGACCGTCAAGAGGATTCACGGCTGGACATGTATCTGTATCTACTTCAAAAGGACATGTAAATAAATTAGTTCGTTTATTTATTTTTATTTTTCCACGACCAAGATTTTGTTTTTTAATAGAAATCTTGTTATTTTTACTTAAATTAGAATTAACTTGTAAGCGACCCATTTTATTTAATTATTTATTTTATCTATCGTCTTGTCTAGTATATTATCTGCTGGGACTTTTTCTTTTAACCAACTATTAAGAACTCCAAAATAAACAAGATGTTCGCTATCAATAATATATAATTCATTATTAAAATTATCTTTATAAGGTTTGATACCAGAATCAATTTTTAGTTCTATTGCTTTTTCTTTTTTAAATTTAATTTTATACATGCTAATTAAATTATTATATCTCTCGCGCGCTTGAGAAGTAATTAACGCATCATCTCCAACAAAAGAAATTAATCCACTATTATCTTTTTGATATTGCTTTGGAGTACTTGCGTCATATGAAGATTTGTCATCTTCTATTTTATTTGGTGTCACAGTAGCACAACCAATTAGAAAAAAATTAAGAGCTAATACGCTTGCGAACTTCTTCAAGATTTTTCTCCTGTACTTCTTTTTCTATTTCACTTTGATAGTGGACTTCTTTTTGAGCTTCTTGACGCTCTTTCATTTCTTTTGTATTCTTTGCGCCGAATACGTTATTGATTGCTGCGAATATTCCAGATACTGCTGAGAGTAATGCTTGGAGTATTCCAGTTGGCATAATTACTCTACGTAACTTGCTGTAGCATCTTTACATCCAGATGCAATAGCGTTAAGTACCTTAATAGCAAGTGCGGTATTACCATCTAGCCTTGCAAATTGTTGAGCATAAAGATCTTTGATTACAGTAACATAATTTGCCCAATGAGTTTTTTCACTTGGAAGATAATCGTTAAGAGCTTTTTGTAATTGTTCTGGAGTCGGAGTATTTCCAGCCGTTAATCCTTCTACAATTGCTGCAACATGATTAATCATTTTAGCTTTTTCAATTCTATCGTTACCAGAAACTGCTTGATCAAGAACAACAGTGCAAGCTAATACTACTGCTGGCTTAACATAAGGAAGAGTATTTTCAACACTTGTTGCAACATCAACTTTTCCAGTATTGGTTGTAGCGCAAGCGCCAAGAAATACGCTCAAAAGAGCAACTGCGGTTAATTGTAATTTATTCATATGTTTTCTCCATTTGTTCTATCTTTTGCTTCACTTGTTTGAGCTACTGTTCCACCAGTAACTGCTGCATCTTTTACTGTAAGTGCAAAAACTATTCCAGAAACAACTGCGATTAATTTTGCAATTCCAAGAATATAAATTTCTGCCTTATCTGGAAGAAAGGCTACTAGACTTGGATCTGAATGAATTGCTATTGCTGTGCAAACTGCTACAACCGTAGCAATTCCAGATGAGCTAGATCTCCAATTAGGGCCAAATATTTTAGATAGCATAGTTTTCATAAGATATTACACTATATTATATATATTAAAAATTAAAATATCAATACTTTCTTTGTATTATTCAAAACTCCATACAATACATTTCCACTAACAAATAATCCTCTTCTTCCAAAATCTGGATCAAGATTAAAATCAAAACTTAATGTGGCAGTTTTATTGCTTCCGATAGAAGAATCGTAGTTAATATTTGTAAATTTACAGCCACTAAAGATTAATTTTGTTGCATCTACTCCGACTTTACTATTGTTGAAATTAACAATAATATTGTAATCTTCATCTCTATTTAATGTATCGAAAAACGAGCCAGAAAGATCTTCTTTAATAATAAAACTTGTATTTAATTTTCCATTAATTGGAAATTCTATTTTTCTTAATAATGGGAATTTGTAATTAATTGCTCTGTAAGATTTTCTATTAAAAGATAATGAATAATCTAAGCTTTGAATTATATCATTATAAAATAAAACTCCAGTAGTATTATTTGTATAAAAAGTAACACTAGCATTTCCTGGCAAAAGAATATTTTGTCCACTTATTGTGTTTTGATTGTAATTTAAAGCTTTTGGAATAATGATTGTATCATTACTTGCTTGATTTATTCCAGATCTTAAATCTAAGAAAGTATACTTTACTCCAGACCCACTAGTATAAAAAACAATATTATCTGCAACATAACTTTGATTTACTACTGGTAAATTTCCAAGTGAAACATTAAAAGAATATTCATTGAGATAAGAGTTTTGAAAATGTAATAGTCCATAATTTTGACTATTTGAGTTTATTACTTGAGTAACATTAGTTGGATTAATTAAAGAATTTGTTAATGTTGCATTTTCAGAAAACAAATCGTCAACATTTTTATTTATAACAAGATAAAAATCTCTATCATTTAATAATCCGCTATTAGTACATAATCCAGAAAACATTGGTGCATTAAATCCAGAAAAATGATTAACATTAAAATTTAACCTATTCTCATTTGTAACCCCATCAGGAATATAAGAAAAATTAAAAGCAACCTCTGGGGATGTGTTTACGCCTTGAAAAATATTTTGTTTTTGACCAAAACCTTGGGCATTTAATCTTGGTTGTTGAATTGAATAATTAAAATTTTGTATTTTTTCTAATCTTTTAAGAATAATATTATTAGCCAAATAATAATCAGAACTCGCATTTTGTTCTCCACTATATGGAGCAACATATAAACCTTCTACATTGTAGATTATTCTATTTCTGGCCATAACCTTAATCCTTGTATAGGATTACACTTTTTAAGCTTTACTATGATACAACAATGAAGCTATGTAATTTGAGACTTGATGTTCAGCCGCAATCTCTTGAATATTGTTGATTTGGTCTTGATTTTGATCAAAGGGTTTTTCTATATATTCTTCGATTTTAGCTGTCCAATTTTCTGGAATTTCATTAGCTATAATAATTTCAGATATATTTTCTGCACTTTCTTTTTGTTGATTGCTTAATTTTTTAACATTAAACTTTTTCCTAACAGCAGACTTAACTTCTTCTTCTAGATTTTGAGATGCTAAGATGTTATCTTTAATTTTAACAACTGAGAATGAAGCTTTTGCGCCAATTGGTTTTACGTTTTTTGTCGATTGAGGTATTCCAGTAGAACCAGATGGTCTACCAGCTTGACCAGCTGCACTTCCACCAATAAGTGGTTGATACAAACCTTCGTCTCTTAATTCTTTGAATTTTCTTTGAGATTGTACAGACTCTTCTTGAGTTGGTAGTCTTCCAGTATCAATTGCAGCTAATCCCTCTTCTGCGGTCAATACTCCTAACTCAACTAGTCTATTATAAATTCTAGAGTATTGAACATCATCTTTAATATCAATATCTTGAAATGTTGGAGTTGGAAAATTTTTAAAACCAATATCTTTGCTCATTCTTCTTATTTCTGGAATCAAGAATTCATTGATAAATACTTCTCTAGCTTGCTTTAATCTTTGAACAAATACTTGAACTTTAATACTTGTATTTGCAAATTTTTCATTACCAATAAGAATATTATTTAATCCAATTTGAATATCGCGATCTACTACTTCATACTTTTGTGGTCCAATTAAATTACCAATATCTGGAATAACGAATTGAGCTTTTGTTGTATAATCAGCGATAAGAACTCTTCCAATACTTTGATTTTCAAATAATTGTTGCATCGCTTGAAGATTCTTTTGATTTACTCCACCTTTATCAGGAGTATCTCCCATAGTAACTAACAAAACTGCTTGTTGCATTGTTCTTGTTACCGCCATATCCATCTTCTTCATTTCAAGTTTCCAGTTAATATCATCAAGAACAGGAAAACCCATTGGAATAGAAAGTGGCTCGTAATCTTGCTTCTTATAAAATACTGCTGCGAGTTTACTTTTGTCTAGTGGAACAAGAATATAAGAATTGTTTTTACTTTTAATCTTATCTTTAACATCTTGGGGAAGATTATTATAAACTTCAATATCTTCATCTGTTTTTGGATCTCTTAGTCTTTCTAATTCGTAATCACTCAACAATTTATAATAAACATTAAAAGCATAATTAACTGTTCCACCAACATAGATATCTGCTGGGTTAACAATTGTGTATCTTGCTGGAAGTTTAACTGAACCGTCTTGAGCAATTGATTTTAATTTAGAACCAAAAGTTTGTGTTATTTTTAAAAGTTGTTCGCTAGTTAAAGATGTGTCAAATCTATAAGTGAATACGTTTCCGCTTCTGTAGTACTCTCTAAAGAATTGATCTTGGAAGCTTGATAGATTGATTTTCTTAAAATATGCTTCAAAAAATTCTCTTGATTTTTGGCTTCCACCAGTTAAGTAAATTGGACTATCAGAAAATTCTGTCATTAAATCGATTGTGTTTCTGAAAATAGCTACATTATAATAAGCTTTTTGACACAAAATAATAGCATCTCTAACATCTAAAGTAGAGAGATTTTTAACATAATTAGAATATCTAAAAGGAATAATACCTGTATCAATATTAGTAAATCTACTAGTTCTTTCTATATCTGCTGCAGCATTTCTACGCATGCCAGTCGAAGCCCTAATCTCTGCTATTTTTGCTCTTTTCTTGTCTGATACATCAGTTCCATATACCATAAGTGGCGTTACTTGATCTTGTGGTAGTGGAAATTCTACTGAGGCTTTGGTTTCTTCAATTTTTTTAGTTTTTTTGCTCATATATTGTTAAATATTACACTTATTTTATCATTATTGGGGTGAAAGTCTGAGATATGTCTTCTTTTGGAGCGTTCATTATATCATAATAACACTTTAAACCCCAATTTCCTAATAAAAGTGCAGAATAATTATCTTTTCTAGCTTTATTACATGAGCTACTTCTTTTCAAGTGTTGGGGTAAATCGAAGGATTGAGTGCCTCTAGCTGTAGATGAGTGTTCTACTAGAGTGCATTGTTTTTTGGTTTGATAAATAAAATCGTCTTGATTTTCGATAAAGTCTAAAGTAGACCAGTCTTTCTTTTCTTCTGTTTTCATTAACTCTAATGGGATACTTTGGCCGAATACAGTTTCAAAGAAATTATCATTAGCGCAAGTTTTACTAGCAAACCATATTTTCTTATAATCAATAGAAGCTTGTAAGTGTTCATTAGCTTTACGAATAAAGTTGCTTGTAAAGACTTGATTGAAAGCTATCTTCTTTGATTCTAAATTATAAATATTTCTAACTTTACGAACTTCTTGTTCATAATCTACGCCCTCTAAATCAGAATTAAATTCAAAAGTATTGATTACTAGATTATTAGTTTTAAATAGTTCAGATTGATTACAAGCAGAAAGGAATATGTCCGCTCCAGCATTATCCAAAATCATAAATACAATATTAAAATTAGTCATAAGATAATAAAAGTAATTAACGTGATTTTTTAAATTTCCTAATCCAGCGTAAGTGTGAACTAATGTACCCGTTTTTGTTTCTTCATCAATCTCCATTACTGCCATAGCAAAATAATCTGCATTAGGACTATCACTCATATTAGGATCAATACCAAGAATATATTTTTTTCCAGAAGTTCCTTTCATTAAGGTATGAGGAGCTTGACCGTTTGGAATAGTGCAATCTTCCATCTTTTTTGCGCTAAAATAACTATCGCTACCATCAATAAATCTTGCGCAATATTCTCTCAAAAAGCTGCTATGACTTGATCCTCCATTTTGAGCTTCTTCAATAATGGTTTTATCAATCATCTCTAATGGCAAAGCTTCATAACTTAGTTGAGATACAAAATAAGATGCTTCTGTGTTTTCTTTTGAATATATTTTTTCTATCCATTCATTATATGTTTTATAAAGATTTTCAAATGTATAGCTTGCAGAAGAAAGAGCTATCATTTTACTATTATTTTCAAAAACCATTCTATCTTCTTCTTTCATTGCTCCTTCTCTAATTAAAGTGTCTTCCATTTCTCTAATTTCCATTCGTTCTTTCATATTCTGTGGTGCAACTAAGAATGGCATCAATACGGTTTTAACAATATCTTCTGATAGTAAAAGAAACTCGTCAAGCACTAATACGTTAGCGCGAAATCCTCGAATCTTTTCTCCGCTTAGGGGAATAGCTACAATGCTTCCACCATTAATCGACCATTCATATTGATCGTTTCTTTTACTTTTTGAACCAAAAGCTTGTTGAAGAAGTTCTGCGCCTTTGCTATTTACGATCTTCTCTAGATTATTAAATATGAATCTAGCTGTTCTGAAGGTTGGTCCTGCAATTAGAATTTTAGTATTAGGTTCGAAAACGCATTGAAGAAAACAAAATACACTTGCTATAAAACTTTTACCACAGCCTCGACCAAATACGCACATACTAAAGTTTCTGTTTAATAAACCTTTAAGATGAATCTCTTGGTATGGCGCTAACTTAATTCCACTTATAAGTTCGGTAGTAAAACCTAAATTAGCTCTTAAAAATTTAGCAAGAGAAATTTTAGCGTCTTTATCATTAAGAATCCCTTTTAGATTCATTAATTCTGTATTAATATCTGGATAATTTTTTTTATATTTATCTGGAGAATATATCATAATAGTTTTAGATCATAAGCTAATTGAAGGTCTATTTGTCTGTAAAAACAATTTGATGTAAAAATAGACTCAATTACCTTTGTCATCTCTCCTCTTCCATCTACAAAAAGAAATTGTAGATTATCATAATTTTGCAGTAATTCTCTAACATTATGAAATATATATTCTGGAGTTGCTTTTATCTTTTTACTAATATGCGGAAGATATTGAAAGCTTAGTGCGTTAGATAGTTTTTCTTCAACTACAACAATCAAATATGCTCCACTTTTCTTTGCTCGATCTATTTCATTTTTAAATCTATCAAAGTTTTTAATGCTCAATGTGCTGATGAAATCGCTCAAGCTTTTTCTTTCTATAAAACATTTGCAATTATCGTTACTGCAAGAGTAGTCTCCAAATGGTAAGGTCTTGATCTCAAATTTTGTGTCAAATTTCAACCAGCTTTGCTCTCTTGTATCAACATATATAATTGATTTTTTATTTAATTTGTTTTTAAATTGATCTGTTATATTATTTGGATGAATGAATCTATTTTCTAGTCCTAAAGTTGAGCAAACATCATAATAATCATCAAATATTTTATTGTAAAAAAGTATAGATGGCGCCATAATTGTTCTTAACTCTACTTGAGAAGGACTATAGGTTAAATTTTTGTCATATTTTCTTTTAGATAATAGTTGCTTACAATATTCTTGAGCTTTTTCGATTGGCTGTTGCTTTAGCCATTTTTTCATATTATTCTTATCGTTAAAATCGCTATTTAAGTATTGCTCTTTAGTCTTAAAATTAATAAGTTCATTTGTTAATAAGTCTCGTCTTTCAAAATATGTTTGATAATATTTAACTTTATTAAAACCATAGCCCTTGAGCGACATATGCAATGCCTTCTCACTTGGAAACTCTTTTCCATCTATTTTGCATATAACTGACATAAAATTATCCGTTTAAAATATCGTCTTCTGATATTCCAAGTATTCTAGCTTTTAATTCGTCCATTGTACCAAGGCGTTCTATTTCCTTTTTGATACTATTCTTTCTGAGTTCTGCTATTTTTAATAGTTTTTGTCTTGACTCTTCCTGCTTCCACATTTCAACAAGATTTAAGATGCTCGCATTTTCTTTAACTTGCTTGCTAAGTCTTTCGCTTCTTTTAACTTTGAGATCTTGTAGCAATTTTTGTTGACGATTAACGCAATCATTATACTCTTTTCTTGCCGTGCTGCTAGCTTCTACTACTGCCATTGGAATTTTACCATCTTCTTGAGTTGCTATATCTATTTGATCTTGTAATGCTGTAATTGTTTGTTGAATACTAGATGATATTACGACTTCTGTAGCTAACACGATATATTGATCTACTTCTTCTTGAGTTAAATCACTTTTATCGTAAGTATATCTAACGAAACTGCTTTCGAAAAGATCTCTATCATTTTCATCGCTATAAAGATTAATTTGATGAGTAAATCTATAAGTATTCATATAGCCAATCAAAGAATTTACTTCTTTCTTTTGTCTTGGGGTAATTTTTTCTTTGTCAATTCCATCTAATATATACTTATTAATTTTAACAATCATTCTCTCTTCGCTTCGTGGAGCTTTATAAACTTCTGTAGCAGCATTTTCATTTACATCATTAAGATATTTAATATTGCTAGGTATAGTTTTCATGTAATCAAGAACGCTTCTTGTTTCTTGGCAAAGATTTGTTAATGATTCATTTTTAAATAAAATTTTAGCTATCTCAAGTCCTGTCATTGTAGCACAATTATTGCTGATGTATTCTTTTTGATCTTCTGTTAATTCTATAAGACCTTTAGCTTGATATTCATGACTCTTTCGTGGTTTAATTTGTCTTGCTGCAAGAAATTGTTTTACAGCTTTGCCTTCTTTACTTCTGCCGTCAAGATCATCTCTGCCAAAAGCCAATTTAACTAATTCAGTTAATGAAGGTGGATTATCTGCTCGATTATTCCATTCGTTTAATAGATTTAATTGCTGTTCTTCTGTAAGTTCTGGTAAATTTTCACTCATATTAATGAATATCTATGTCTCCATTATATAAATATTTCTTAACCTTAATCATAATGGATTTTTTAAGATTTTTAACTTGTTTATAACCAATCTTTCTATTCTTTTCTGTAGTCTTATATCCCATTAATTTTGCTGACTCTTCTTCAGACTTATGTTTGATATAATATAATTCATAAAATTTCCATTCAACTGGCTTGAGTACTTGTTGCATTTTTGCATGAATATTTTTTGCAGTTTTTTCAATATCAATCTCATCTTCGATAATATTGTGAACTTCTTGAGTATGATTTTCTAATGCTACTGGTAATTTTATATCGTGCGCTGATTTTTTACTCTTTTCCCACTTTGCGTATAATGGACATTTACCACATTGAGATGCATAAATTGTGCAACCGTCTTCTTGTTCTGCTGCTGCGCATCTTAAACATGGTCTAGAATAATTTCCGTAATTATTTCTTATTAAATTTTTAATTTGATTGCTTAC